ATTGAGCCAAGATTTTTAGATGTGAATTTCATACGGATATAATCTTCCCACGAAATTGCACTTCATCTTCATCCCAAACCTGTACTAATTCGGGCATGAGCAATTTGCTACGATCCCACGTTAGAACGGCAAACCCAGACCGCCAATCTTTACTGTTATCTTCGGTATAGTCTGCAAACGCCATCGCTTCAGGGTCAGCTAAACAGCCTGTCTGAACGCCGTAACGAGTACCGTTGTAGTCAGTTACAGGTTGCACCGCTAAAACGTGCGTATGACCCGTTACGATGTTTACACCGCTATTGATGGTATTCTGGTATCCACCGTAGCGACCACCCTTAAAACGATGTTTGATAACGGTATCGTCATTGACCCAAAACGACCAGCAAGGTTGCCAAAATGGGAAATGATCTTTAAGCGAGAAGCCTGGCACGTTCTCATATTGTCCAGCCACCGAGGCAAGCGCAGTTTCGAATCTTGCATCGTGATTGCCCATCGTCCAGATTAACTTGGCACCTTTAGCTGCTTTCTCAATCTCGCCAAGATAAAACTTACACGCTTCAATCTCATCTTTTACGGTTGGTTTGTGATCCCATCCGATACGGGGAAATCGAGAGATAGCACCGCCATCAAAAGCATCACCATTACAAACGATGGCAACAGGTTTTAATTCTTTAATAAGTTTGATGAGCGCACGAAAAGCGGTGGTGGTTTCGTCAGGCCAAAAGTGAGCGTCACTAAATACGATGACTACACCCTTTTCTAGTTTTATCTCGCTTCTGACGTTGGGGGCGGCGTTTTCTACCCTGCTACGCTTGTATACGACTCGCTGATCGTTTGTCGTGCGTAATTCTATGTTGAGCCTTGCCTCAAGGGTGCGTCTACGAGAGTAAACGGCTCGCACAGACAATTGATGGGTTTTGGCAAATAATTCTGGGCTGCCTATCTTTTGCCATTCTGCTACAAATTCGTCATCTGTTAAATGCAAGGGCATAAGCATCCTTTAATTTAAGATACTTTGCAAGTGTAATTAGATAAGTGTTACAAAACCACTACTTTATGCAAATATTGTGATAAAAAACGCACATGATAACGATTGAATACCCATTTCCACCCAAAGAATTAAACCCAAACAAACAATTACATTGGGCGGTTAAGGCTCGGCACAAGAAAATCTACCGTGAGGTGTGCAAGATATTGACGCTTGGCACAAAAATGCCTGATGATAAATTGATTGATATGCACATTACGTTTTATCCGCCAGACCGCAGACATAGGGATGACGATAATATGGTGGCAGCTTTCAAGTCAGGTCGTGATGGCATAGCGGATGCGCTAGGTGTTAATGATAAAATGTTCCGTATTCATCCGTCGTTGTCGGATACAATTGGCAACAAAGTTGTTGTTACTTTTGTTGTTAGAGAGTAAAATTAAGCTACCTTCTATTAAAGGATAATCATGGGCTACGAAAAATCCCCTAAAGGCGTTGCTAAACCAGACCTATCTGGCGAAAAGCGCATCAGAGCGTCAAAAGTTGATAAAGAAGAATACCATCCAGGCGCATCGGGCGAGAAAATGCCTAAAGGCGTTCTGTCAAGCGACACTAGCGGTGAGCGCAAAACCCCGATTGCTGGCGGCGTAGGCATGGGCAAAGCTGACGGTATTGGTTTGCGTGAAGCATCACACATGGGCAAAAATGATGGTATGCTTGGCGAGATGAAAGGCTATGTGGGCGAAAAGACTTGCTACGACCACAAGCGTATGGAACACGATCAAGATAAGTAAACGCAGGTCAAGGGTGCTGTAACACCTGTGACCCGCTAACCAGTACAAAAAGAGGTTGTAATGGCTGAGAATGATTTTACATCGTGTTTTACCTGTAAATACTTTCTAGGTAGTGATCTAGGAAGTTGTCGGCGTTTTCCGTCGTATGTCACGCATCACGCAAAAGAATGGTGTGGTGAATGGACGATAAAAGAACATCCGATTATTGACGTAGAAGTATCTGTGCCTGTTGTCAAGCGTGGCAGACCAAGGGTGGCAAAATGAAGCTAAGACCTTTGAAAGATAGGATCGTTGTCAAACCCATATCACGCATCAAATCGTCCATTATTGACGTGGTAATGTCTGAAAAAGACAACATGGGTACTATTGTTGCTGTAGGCGATCAAGCCAAAAACCATCTGAACATAGGCGAATTTGTACGCTTTGGTACGATGGGTAATGATGAATATTTAAATTATCAAGAATACTACGAAGATGGGGAGCGATACCTTATCTGTAGTTGGAAGGATATTTGCTTTATATCAGAGGAAAATCATGCCGCTTAAAAAATCAGCAAGCCCCAAAGCATTTAAGGAAAACATCAAGACTGAAGTAAAAGCGGGAAAACCTGTGAAACAAGCTGTCGCAATAGCGTATGCAGAAAAACGTGAATCTCAAAAGAAAGGGAAAAAGAAATGATTACCTTACAACACACAAAAGAAGAAGTAGAAACCATTTTGAAAGCCTTGCAGGAATTGCCGCATAAGCTCGTGCATGAATTGTTAATCAAGATTCACGCTCAAGCTGTGCCACAAGTGCAAGCCACCGAAATCCCTGCCGAAGCACCAGCCGAAGCACAACCACAGGCAAAATGATGGAAATCACACTAGACGAAGCACAATGGGATGCTATTGTAGCGATCTTAAAAGAGCAGCCTTATTACATTGCGGCAGAATTGATCGAAAGCATTGAGGCTCAGATGGAAGATGCTAATATGCAAGAGATGGCAGACGCATTTGGAATGATGGCAAGCGAATAATGGCTAATCCTGTTGGTAGACCAAGTACATACGATCCCGCTTATTGTGAACGGGTGATTGAGCTTGGTCGAATGGGAAAAAGCATTGAACAGATTGCTTGTGAATTGAACGCAGGAACGAGGACAATCTACCAATGGCGTGATGCACATGAGGAATTTGCGCACGCCTTGGAAGTTGCTAAGGAATTTGAGCAGAATTGGTGGGAAACGATTGCTCAGACGCACATGATTGAAGAGAAAGATTGTGCAAAGTTGAACGCTAGTATCTGGTCAAGATCAATGGCGGCACGATTTCCCAAGAAGTACAGAGAATCAACCAAGACTGAGATCACAGGTGCGGACGGTCAACCATTGCTCACAGGCATAGAAGTATCGTTTGTAGTCCCAAAGAGAAATGACACCACAAGTTAAACAGGCAATAGCAAAGGCAGAGTTTCCATTAAAGCTGCAATGTTTGTTTGACCCCCCTAAAAGTCGGTATCGCATTCTGTACGGTGGGCGTGGTGGTGCTAAGTCTTGGGGGGTAGCACGAGCCTTGTTGATCAAAGGCGCACAAAAAACGTTACGAATACTCTGCGCTCGTGAGTTTCAAACCAGTATTAAAGACTCGGTGCATAAATTGTTATCTGACCAGATACAGGCATTAGGGTTGCTAGGATTCTACGAGATCACCCAAAACAGCATCCGTGGCGCAAACGGGACAGAGTTTAGCTTTGCTGGATTGAAAAACAACGTAGCCAACATTAAGTCATTTGAAGGTGTAGACATTTGTTGGGTGGAAGAGGCTCAAACAACTTCGAGTGCATCCTGGTCGGTGCTAATCCCAACGATTCGTAAACAAGACTCCGAGATTTGGATTACCTTTAACCCTGAGTTGGAATCAGACGAAACCTATCAACGGTTTGTATTGCATCCTTCTGATAATTCCGTGGTGCAGAAAATAAACTGGTCGGATAATCCGTGGTTTCCTGAAACATTGGATTTAGAGCGTTTATCGCTTAAACAACGAGACATTGAGGCTTACAACACGGTTTGGGAAGGCATTTGCCGTCAGACGGTAGACGGTGCTGTATTTGCCAAAGAGATGCAATTAGCCGAGTTAGACGGACGCATCACAAGGGTAACGTATGATCCTGCCAAACCTGTTCATGCGGTATTTGATCTAGGCTGGTCAGATGCGACGGCTATCTGGTTTGTTCAGTTTATCGGCATGGAAACTCGTCTAATTCGATATTTGGAAGATAACCAGCAGACTATTGCATACTATCTATCAAAGCTACAAACCTTTGGCTATGTCTACGATACGCTATGGTTGCCACATGACGCTGAAAACAAAACACTAGCGGCAAATGGTCGATCTATTGAGGAAATTGTGCGTAATTCAGGGTTTAAGACACGAATATTGGGCAAAGTGCCGATTGTGGATAGCATTGATGCTGCCAGGACAATATTCCGTAATTGCTATTTTGATAGAGATAATTGCGCAGAAGGTTTACAATGCCTTAGACATTATCGTTATGAAGTCGATCCTGATACTAATCAATTCAGCAAGACACCATTGCATGACCAATACTCGCATGGTGCAGATGCGTTTAGATATATCGGATTGATGGTTAACGAGCCGAAGCAAGCAAAGCCTAAAAAACTGACGTACTCGCC